TATGGTGCAACAGTAGAAATCGTGAAGTAATTTTAAGAGGATAGGAAATGCAAAAAGCCGTGTTTCCTATCCAGAGTCATGCCGACATCACCAAAGCCATTAACTACATGCACACCAATTACACTCAGGCGATTAATGAGGGTAAGCCATTAAGAGTGGTGATTGATCAGAAGCAGGATGATAGATCGACAGCGCAGAATCGTTTGTATTGGATGTGGTTAGGCCAGATTGAAAGAAAGAACGGTACAGACAAGGATGAGTTGCATTACGAGTTTAAGAAGAAATTCCTGATTTATATCTATCGTCGGGATGACCAGGATTTTGCTGAAATGTGTCATGCCATTGCCAAAGTAAAGCAGTCTGAACCAGATGAGTATGAAACCATTGGTAAGCAGGTCATCAGGCTTTGTAGTACAACCAAATTAAGCGTTAAGCAGATGACTGAGTATTTGGGTTATGTGCATGACTTTTCTGTGACTCAGTTGAATGTATTTCTGACTGTGCCGGATGATCTGAAGTGGTGTTATCAGGAGTAGGTTAATGACATGCCAAGGCTGTGAAGCAAGACGCAAATGGATGAAAGAGCAATATGAGCGATCAAAAGAAAGAATGCGGTTGTGTATCGATCGACTTACTTCTAAGGCTACTCGAGCAGAACAACCAGTTGATTCAGCAAAACAACCAGCTCATCCAGATCAACAATGAACAGAATGCTCAGATCAATGAGCTGTTGATTCAGTTGGAAGGTGATGAGGATGAGCAGCCTAAGTCACAGTATTTGGATGGGTGATTATGAGATTAACAGTAGATGAAGCCATAGAGCGTGGTTTGCTTGGAAGAGTGAAGGTTAGGCTTAATGGTGAATATGTCCAAGGCGCAATTGTTGCAGATGAAGAGCAGGGATACATCGAGCGGTTCAAGAAGGTTGATGGGAAGTTTGTGGTCAACCGGAAGCGTGAAGAGGTTGAGACTGAAGTTCTGCATGGCAATGTTGTAATCGAGATTGGTTATGAAACTACCCAGACTGCAAAACAAACTACAGGCGATGACACCGAAGGCAAATAGGTGGTGATATGACCAATACTCCATCATGGCGAAGCGACAAGCGAACATCAAGTGAACGTGGATATAACTCAAGATGGCGCAAGGCTAGAGAGTCATATTTAAAGTCGCATCCTTTGTGCGTTATGTGTGAAGAACAAAATAAGATCGTTGCTGCAACCGTAGTCAATCACATTGTTCCACATAAAGGTGATCAGTCTTTGTTCTGGGATAAGAGCAACTGGCAAGCAGTGTGTAAGTTACATCATGACTCAACAATCCAGAGACAGGAAAAGCAAAACATTGTTGTTGGTTGTGATGAGTCTGGCTTTCCACTCAATCCTGATCATCATTGGAATAAATAGAATAGAATCAAAGACATGGGGCGGGTATCTCCTTGAAAAATAACGTTTTAGTTAAAGACCGCCCTCGAACCATCTTCTTAATTCTATTGGGATTTTAAGGGCTAGAACACATGGCAGGAAGAAAGCGGTCAGACAGCACACATGTCAAAACGCAATTAGTAGATGATCAAGATATTGCACCACCAGAACACGTTCAGCTTCGAGATATTGATATGCCATTTTGGTATGCTCTCGTGCGCGCGCGCGTAAAGGAAAGTTGGAATACAGTTGACCTGCAACATGCAGCAAACTTAGCTCGTTGTCAGGCAGATATTGAGCGCATCCAGCAAGAGATTCTGGAAGAAGGTGATACGCTAACCAATGATCGGGGAACGGTTGTTCTAAACCCTAAGCATTCATTGCTGGAAACACTTAGCCGCAGATCAATCGCACTGTCAAAACATATTCAAGTACATGCGGTGGCAACGGTTGGTGAATCAGACAAGCAACGAGGCAAGAACTCAGCAGCAGCCAAAGGTAGAAAGACCGCTGAGAAAACTAAAGAAGCAGATGATTTACTGGCTCGACCGAGCTGATTTTGGTATAATAAATAAGCGAAAAGCCTAGTTGCTGGAAACAACTAAGCCTTTCTAATCAACCTGTTAATGAGAGTAACAAGATGACTGAATCCAATTCTAAAGTCATAGCGCCTGCTATGCAATCTAAAAAGCACACCACAAAGAGATTAACCACAGAAACCTTCAAAGAAAGAGCGAAATCAATACATGGAAACAGGTATGATTATTCTTTGGTTGATTATAAAAACCTCAAAACCCCTGTGAAAATTAAATGTAAAAAGCATGGTGTTTTTGAGATGGCACCTGTAGGGCATATATTTCAAAAAAGTAATTGCCAGAAATGCTCTATAGAAAAAAGGACAAATGCTAGAAAATTAACTTTAGCGGCCTTTAAAAGTAGGGCTGCTAAAAGTAGGGCTGCAAAGATTCATGGCGATAAATATGATTATTCATTAGTGGATCTGATAAATGTTGACACCAAAGTTAAAATAAAATGTTCGAATCATGGTGTATTTGAGCAAACTCCATACTGCCATTTAAGTAGAAAACAAGGATGCCCATTGTGTGCTGACAAAGGATTGGCGCATAAAAGCAACTTAGAAAGATTTGTTCTAAAAGCAACTCAGGTGCACAACAATGAGTACACTTATAAAAATGCCGTTTATGTAAATTCAAAAACCAAACTTGCTATCACTTGCTTGGTCCATGGCGATTTCTGGCAAGCTCCTGCGGATCATGTGAATGCTAGACAAGGTTGTCCGGCTTGCAGTGCTGAGAACACAAGAGGGTGGTCGCGGGGTGACTACATTAATTTTCTAAAAAACAAAAATGTTAATCAGGCAAGTTTATATATTGTGAAATGCTCTAATGATTCTGAGGTTTTTTACAAGGTCGGGATTACGCATCAGAGATTAGAAAATAGGTTTAAAAACAAAACCCTTATGCCTTACTCTTATGCTGAAGTCGTCTTAGTGCATGGTGGTGCTGGCTTTATTTGGGATCTGGAAAAAAGAATACATAGATTATTGCTTAAACTTTCATATCAGCCAACCATTGGTTTTTGTGGTCAAACGGAGTGCTTCTCTAGCATCCCTAAAGGCGTACTTAAGTTGATTAGTGATTTAAGCCAAACAGATCAGATTCAATTAATCGCATAAATCAGACCGCCATCAAGGCGGTTTTTTAATGCCTATCGTCTTATAGGTGAAATATGACACGCGGTGAGCGGGTAATTGCTTTTATCGAGAGATACTGCAAAGCACCAGAGGGTGCACACGTTGGACAGCCAATTATCCTTGAGGATTTTCAAAAGAAATTCATTCTAGATGTTTATGACAATCCACATGGTACACATACAGCGATTTTAAGTATTGCGCGTAAGAATGGTAAAACAGCGTTAATTGCAGGCATCCTTTTGGCGCATTTAATAGGGCCTGAAGCAGTACAAAATAGCCAGATTGTAAGTGGTGCACTTTCCAGAGATCAGGCAGCAATTGTTTTTAAACTAGCTGTGAAGATGATCAACTTGAATGAAGCACTGCAAGACTTGGTGCATATCATCCCATCAACAAAAACATTGGTTGGATTGGCAAAAAACGTAGAGTTTAGGGCGTTGTCTGCTGAAGGCAAAACAACACACGGCCTATCACCTATTCTGGCAATCCTTGATGAGACAGGACAGGTAAAAGGACCACAAGATGAATTTGTGGACGCTGTAGTGACAGCACAAGGTGCGCATGAAGCGCCACTCTTGATGGTGATTAGTACACAAGCTGCCACAGATGCAGACTTATTAAGTATTTGGATTGATGATGCGCTAAAAGGTGAAGATCCTAAAACAGTATGCCACCTTTACACCACCCCGATGGAAATGGATATTCTGGATAAGGAATCTTGGAAGCTATCCAATCCAGCGCTGGGCAAGTTTAGATCGGAGCCTGATATGCAGAAGTTAGCAGAAAAGGCTAGTCGGATGCCAAGCGCTGAAAACACTTTCCGAAACCTAAACTTAAATCAGCGCGTTTCTACTGTTTCGCCATTTATTGCCAAGCAGACATGGGATACATGCCTTGGGGATCTGCCGCCAATTTATGAGTGTGATGAGGTTTGGGCGGGACTGGATTTGTCAGCTCGCACCGACTTAACTGCTTGTGTTTTTTTAGGTAGAAAGGGTGAGAAATACTACACATATCCTACCGTCTGGACACCAGAGATAGGTTTGGTTGATCGAGCTAAGCGTGACCGGGTTCCTTATGATTTATGGGTGAAACAAGGGTATTTATTTACAACTCCTGGCGCTACTGTGGATTACGAATATGTAGCAAAGCACATTGGTGAGATTGCATCAGATGTAAAAATTCTGCATGCAATCGCGTTTGACCGATGGCGGATAGATGTATTTAAAAAAGAGTGTGACAAGCTAGGGCTGGAATTGCCGCTTGTGGCATTTGGTCAAGGATTTAAAGATATGTCCCCAGCCTTAGATACGTTAGAAGCACAACTCTTAAACGCTCGAATTGTTCACAACAATAACCCTGCGCTAAATATGGCAGCCGCGAATGCTGTAGTAGTCAAAGACCCGGCTGGTGGTCGCAAGCTAGATAAATCCAAAGCCACAAATAGGATTGACCCTATGGTTGCTCTAGCGATGGCGTGTGGTGTTTCTAATTTTGAAGAAACAAAACAAGCAACATACAACATCTACTTCGTTTAATTTATTCACTTTCCAAAGCTCGCATTACGCGGGCTTTTTTATTGGGAGAGCCTTATGTCTGCTCTACATAAAACCTTTGGCTCTGTCGAAATTAAGAGCCTTGATGAGCAAAA